GATAATTTAAGATATACACTTCTTACGAATTTTAATCAGTCCGACTTAGGAATGGAATATAAGGAACTTAAGAGATGGTGGTATGAGCACGTAAATAATGAAGATGAAAACACGGAAGACGCAAATTATTATGATAATCGTAAAGCAAGATTTGATCAAGTTAGTGCTCTTTTTGATGAGCTAATGGATACAGGTCTTGCTCCTATTATAGAACAAAAAGCACTAGCGCGAGAAACATACAGATTAGCAAGTGAACATCATTATAGTTTATATCAACAACAACGCTATATAATAGGGGTTGTACGCAACCTTGAGCGGAAACTTAAAATAGCGCTTATTCGTGACAGACTGTTAAATCAAGCGCGCGGTAAAAGACAATGCAAATCTAAAAAAAAGGGCAAAAAAGGCAAAAACACTAGAAAAAGAAGACCATAAAAACTATAAAAATCAAATCTATAGTATATTATATTTTATAATACTATATTATACTATATTTTATATATGAGTGAAACAAGAGTATCATCGCGACCACACCAACCAAGTTTAGCCTATAGAAGACGCAGACTATTTAGAGAAATAACAAAAATTAGAACTATAATAGCTAACTTAGACAATGACATAAGTAGATTTAATGAGCGAGCAACAATAGCAAATAGCACGGCTGCTAGTGCTAGAGAACGGATACGCTATTTAACTCGAGAAATAACGCGACGTAATCAAGAAGAAACAGAGGGTAATTTTGGAAATGAGTATGCTAGGTCACTACGCCATTATAATGATTATACTAGAACAAATCCCACTGATGTTGAAGGTATAAGAAGTCGTTATACTGAGGCAACTCGTCTTCATAGTACTACTAATGCTGCTATTCAAGAAAATATTAGACCACTAAGACTAGAAGCACAGTCAATGTTACGAACCTTAACTAGAGCACAAAAAAAGTATAAAACTTTAAATGAGGATATAGCAACATTAACGCAACAAAAATACGATTTACAAAACGAACTTGATGAAATGAATAGCGAATATTTAACCTTAACTATAAATGAAAATGTTGCAAGCGGTAAAAAACAGCATCGTTGTACATATAAAAAAAGAAAAAGAGGGCAAAAACACTAAAAAATGATTTATTAACTTATTATTATAATATAATATAATATATTATAATAAGTTATGTCTGATAGTAGTGAAGAATCACCACAGAGAAGACAACAAAGACCAATAACAACACTAAGAAGAGCAACTGAACTACAACAAACTGCTCTAGCTAATAGAAGGCGCACACTATTTAAAAAAATAGAAAAATTAGGAACTAAATTAGCTAAATTAAATAACAAAATAAGTAGTCTTACTCAAGAATTAACATTAGTAAATAACAGGCGTAGTACTATTAGAGAACGAATACAGTTTTTAACTATAGAAATAAATCGACTTACTCAAGAAGGAATGGAAGGGAATCTTGGAAACGCATATGCTAGGTCGCGTCGCCATTATGAACAATATAGAGTGACCAATCCAAATGATAGGGAAGGTATAAGAAGTCGTTATGATGAGTCAAGTAATATTCATAGAACTAGTATTGCTGCTATTCAACAAGTTATTAGACCAATAATTGAAGAAGGAGAGTCCGCACTGCAAACATTAAGTGAAACAAAAAATAACTATGATACTTTATATGCTCGTAGAGAAAAATTAATGAATGAAAGAGACGAATTACAAAATAATCTATATGAGTTGCGTAGTCAAGACAGAGAGTTAAATATAGCGCACGGTAAAAGACAACGTCGTTCTAGACGAAAAATAGGAAAAAAATAAAAAAAGTGTATAGTTATAAAAAACTAATATATATACTATTATATATACTATTATATATACTATTATATATATACTAGATGCCAGATATTATAAATGATAATGAAAACGAAAATGGAAGAGAAGCAAGGGCGTTGCAACAAATAGCTTCGCTAAGAAGAAGGCGAGCTTTAGCAAGAAATACTCAAGCTTTAACAAGAAGAAGCCGAAATTTACTTAGAGAAAGAACTGACTTAACAACACAATTAGCAAAATTACAGTCTGAACTAAGAACTATTGATGCTAGTATAATGGCTCTAGAAGCTGAGATTGTTACTATTGGGCAACGTGTGGAGACTGCAAGTCAAAGAGCAACTCATGGAAGAACACTAGCTACACAAGAACAAGTACGAGGTAATATTGGAGACACACATCGTAGCGCACGAAGTGCCTATGATAATTATAGAAATACTAATCCTTATGATACTGACACTATAAATCAACTTTATAGTGGCTATATTGCTATTAGTAGTGCCATTCACGCTAATAGTCAAGAACGCACTAGACCATTAGTTGATGAAAGCAATAGAGTATTACGCACTCTGCTGGAAGCAGAAGACTCCTTAAGTATTTTAACTAGTCATCAAACTACTTTAAGACGAGAAATAGCTGAACTAAAAGCAAGACTTATGCTATTGAATAGAGAAAGCGAAGAGTTAAATCGAGCACGTGGCAAAAAAAGAAGATATAAAAAAGGAACAAAAGCTAAACGCGGAGGCGCATGGACTTTAAAATATAAAAGGTCTATAAATTGTATGCGTCCAAAAGGATTCTCTCAAAAACAATATTGTAAATATGGAAGAAAAAGTAAAACAAGTAAAAAAATATAAGTGTATTACAATTTCTCTAGTTTCTATTTTCTATATTATATACTATATATATTATATACTATATATAATTTATATTATATAGTATATAGTATATAAACTATGTCTCCATTTCATTATACGGCAGGACCATTATTTGATTTTCTAATACTTAGATTGAATAAACTAAAAGAAGATATATCAGGTGTTGCTGGTTTTCATGAGTGGAATGATGTTCCACATATAATAGAAACCTTAATACCTGTTAATGAAAAAATAAGGAGTGAAATAGAATTTATTTTTGATCATTGGATGGCTTTTTATCATCATAGTACAGCTCCTCTTTCTATTCCGGCTGTGAAAGTTTATAATGCACTAGTAAATATATTGACAGTTAAACTTGATATATTAGCTCGTCCTGTTAATAATGAAACTGTAGCAACATTACTTCTTGAATATAATAAACTTAATAATTTAATACCTATTGCCATTGATGAATTAGATGTTCTTAATCAACTATTAATTGATTTAGACATTGATCCTCCGATTGTTCAACCACCACTGCTTCGCCGCCAACCAAATATAACACCTTTTCCAACATCTTTTTCGTCATCTGATTCGTCTTCGTCTTCATCTTCATCTTCGTCTTCGTTATTTGGAAACCAAGTACATCCTCTTGACATGGCTGCGGCTAAAATTTACTTTAATACATATAGAAAATCAAGAAAATTAAGAAAGTCAAGAAAATCAAGAAAATCAAGAAAGTCAAGAAAGCCAAGAAAGCCAAGAAAATTAAGAAAATCAAGAAAGCCAAGAAAATAATATAGTGTTAAACTATAAAAATGTCTCATCTAAGTTCGCCAATGTCAATTGCCATTATGATTTTTTACTCGTTCTTAACATTCTTTGTTGGTCCATTTATAACAAGACCCTTTTTAAAAGAACATCCTGACCATTGTGTCGCTGGATTTTTAGTAGGTTTCACAATTAGCATACTTTTATGGATGAAAATAGGAAGACACTATTCAAAATAGTGTACTAATATAGTATAGTAATATAGTGATCTATACATAAAAATAAAAATAATTAACTAGTTAGTTATTTTTATTTTATAATGTTTAGCAATTTTTAATATGTAATGTCTTATGTTTAAACAAATTTTGTCATAACTTTTAGCAAAATATATATCATAGACGCAAACAATACGCTATTAAAAATATAACCATATAAATTAGGATTGCCATCAATATTAAACATAAATGGTAATAAATTTTTGTTGTATTTTTTAATAGCTGGAAGTTGGAATAAAAAATATACAAGTGCTATTATTAATGGAAGCTGTCCTTCGCTATATAGCATATCATAAAAATTAGAATTGCGCATTTTTCTGTTATTTTCTTCAATCAAGTAGTCTGGTGTTTCGTTGTTTTTTATATAGTCTTCTTGAACTGGTGGTGGTGGTATATAATTGGGTTTTATTTGCTCGTCATTTGAAATTTGTATAGAATTGTTTGGTATATCTCGTGATGGCAGTGAAGTTGAACCATTTAAACTTGCTTTTTGTATTTGATTTACAAGCTCATTATAGTTTGGTTGTTTATTTAATACACTATTTTCCATTGTTATTTGATTACTGTTTTGTTGCATTGGATTTTGTGTGCTATATGTTCCCGATGGTATAAATTGATTAATAGCAGGGCCTGGCATTTGATTATTTTGGTTTGAAACTATTTCATTTTTATTTAAAATAATATTTTGCGGTTGTTGTTGCATTAATAGTTGTTGTTGGACGCTATTTATTTGCATATTAGAATTTGGATTCGGATTTGGCAATTCATTTATATATGTTAATCCACTTGAAGACATTAATTAATATATATACCTAAATATTTATTGAATTAAAAACGCAATAAACATTAAAAAGTAGTTCATTAGTTATTTTGTTATTTTAGTCAATTTCCTCCATATTAGATTCTTCTTTGTTGGCTTCTTCTGTTTCTTCTGCTTCTTCTGCTTCTTCTGTTTCTTCTGTTTCTTCTGCTTCTTCGTCTTCTTTGTCTTCTTCTGCTTCTTCTGCTTCCTCTGCTTTGCTTACCTCTTCTTCGTTGTCTTCGTCTTCAATAGAAAGACCTAATTGAATAATACGATTAATTCTATTTACAAATGTTGTTGGTTCTTCTAGACTAAAGCCACTATTAATTAGTGCGGACTCAAATAATAGAGTAATTACGTCTTTTAGGCTATTTGTATTAACTTGATTTTTAACCTGTGTTTGTAAAGCTTTAATAATAGGATGAGTTGGGTTAAGTTCCAGTGTTTTTTTAGACACCATATAAGAATTCATATTTGGATCGCGTAATGCTTGTGCTTTCATGATTCGCTCCATATTGGCAGACCATCCTGTTTCGGCAGTTACTAATACACACGGACTAGTAACAACACGCTCACTTAATACCACTTTATCAACTTTGTCTCCTAAAATAGATTTAATGCTATTTGTTAGTGGTTTAAAGTCCTCGATACACTTAGTCCATTCTGTTTTAGATTCAGTAGTTTCATCAAATTTTAGACCTTCTTTTGTTACACAAACTAATTGCTTTCCATCATATTCTCTTAATTGTTGAACACAATATTCATCAATTGGTTCAGTCATAAATAAAACATCGTAATTAAGCTTTTTACACTTTTCAATAAAAGGTGAATTTTCAACAGCTTTTTGCGTTTCACCCGTAATATAGTAAATTGCTTTTTGTGTTTCAGGCATAGCCTCCACATAGTCTTTAAATGAAATCATAGCCGTTTTAGAGTTTGAACTATGAAACATTAATAATTCAGAAAGCTTTTCACGATTTGAAGTGTCTTCGTGAATGCCCAATTTAATATTTTTACCATATTGTTCATAAAACTTTACATAGTCTTCGCGTGTTTGCTTAATTTCACCAAATAATTCTAAACACTTCTTTACAATGTTTTTCTTAATTACTTTTAGAATTTTATTTTGCTGTAACATTTCACGCGAAATATTTAGTGGCAAGTCTTCAGAATCAACAACGCCTTTAACAAATCCTAACCACTCTGGAATTAAGTCTTCGCATTTATCGCTAATAAATACACGACGCACATATAATTTAATAGATCCTTGTTTCTTTGTTTTTGGTTCAAAAATATCATATGGAGCGCGCTTTTGCACAAATAATAAACACTTAAACTCTAGCTGTCCTTCTACTGAAAAATGTTTTACTGCTAAATAGTCTTCCCAATCGTTTGTAAGTCCTTTATAAAAAGCAACATATTCTTCTTTGCTAACTTCTTCTGGTTTTTTAGACCAAATTGGTTTTTGTTTATTTAATAGTTCTAGCTCTTTATGAACTTCTGTAATCGTTTTTGTAACTTTTTCTTTTTTGTCTTTAGGTTCGTCTTTGTCTAAATCTTCAATAGTAGGTTCGTCTTCTTTATCCTCTTCCTCTTCTTTGTCCTCTTCCTCTTCTTTATCCTCTTCCTCATCATCCTCTACTTCTTTAGATACTGATTTTTCAACACTAAGACTAATAGGATAATTAATAAACTCAGAATGTGTTTTTACTAGTTCTTTAATTCGGTGTTCTTCTAAATATTCAAGCTGGTCTTCTTTTAAATAACACACAATTTTTGTTCCGCGTCCTAATTGTTCTTCACTATTATCTTTTTTAACTGTAAAAGAACCACCAGCATTAGATTCCCATACATATTGGTCATCGTCATTATGTTTTGAAGTAACTACAACGCGGTCGCTAGTTAAATATGTTGAATAAAACCCGACTCCAAATTGCCCAATTAAATTGACATCTGTTCCTAGTTTCATTGCCTCCATAAAGCCCTTTGTTCCCGATTGTGCAATAGTTCCTAAGTTTGTAATCATATCTGCTTTTGTCATACCAATACCCGAATCCACAATAGTTAATGTTTTATTTGCTTTATCTGGAATAATATTAATATACAGCTCTGGATTAGAAGCTAATACGTCTTTGTTTGTTAATGATAAATGCCGCACCTTATCGAGAGCATCTGATGAATTAGAAATTAACTCACGTAAAAAAATCTCCTTATTTGAATAAAATGTATTAATAATAAGGGACATAAGCTGATTAATTTCGGCTTGGAAAGCAAATGTTTCTACATTAGATTGATCGGGCATAGTATAATATTTTTATAACTCATTTTGCTTTTAAATTAATTTCATAAATATATTTAGTTAAACTATTTTATTATAGTAAATAAAAATTATTATAATATATACTATATATTATAATATAATAATGATAAATAATGTTGTTAAAAATATATTACATACAAGTATGGGAAAAATTATATTATCAATATTATTAGGTCTAGGACTTTCTACAATATTTAGGCAAGTATGTAATTCAAAAGATTGTTATAAGTTTATTGGTCCAAAACATAATGAATTGCGTGATAAAATTTTCTCAAGTGACACTACTAAAACAAAATGTTATAGCTTAGTAGAAGAAAACATTCCGTGTGGTTCAAAAAGCAAAACACTAGACTATGCTACTGATTTTACTTAAAAGGCACAATTTTCAATTTAAAGGCACAATTTCAATTTTGCTCTTGTCACTTGGACACTTTACTTCTTGCACTTTGTAACCAAAGCAATTTTCTGCCTCATCTTTATATTCTATTTTGTCAATATTGTGTCGATTTGGATATACTATTACTCTTCTATTATAGTCAATATAATAAATATATAATAATCCTAATAAAAATGTTATCAAAAATACACTTATATTTATATATTTTGATATACTATTAAAAAAGTTAAAGAATACCATTTAATATAATGTAATACTTTATATTTAATCATTTATTTCAACTATTAATTCTTCTGGACTATAATTATTTTGATATAATATATATTTGTCTTCTTCATTTTGTTCAACATAACATGATTTATATTTTAAATTCATTAAATCTTTTCCAATAACAGCTAGTTTAGTCTTGTGTATTTCAATAGCGCTTATTAAATATACAACTTCTCCCGATGATTTATATAATTCAAGAGCTTCGCTATATTGTTTTTTATATGTTTCAAATTCACTAGTTTTTTCAAGAATCATTGTTTTTAATTCTTCATTGTTTGTTATTGAATTATATAAATTCACTAAATTATTATAACTTTCTTGACTATTATTTAATTGCTGTTTTAATGATTCAAATAATTCTACTGCTTTTTCTTCTTCAATATAGTTAAATAGAAAATCCAGCTTAGTAGCTATAATTTGTTTTTTGTAATTTATTACTTCATTAGAAGACTTTAAAATTCGACTATTAATATGCGCAAATTGTTTTCGCTTTATAGACAAATCTAAATTACACGGATTATTGCGATTTCCACAAGTAGCGCGCAATAAGACAGGTGTTTCTGTGAAAATTGTCCCGCCATCTGCCTTACAATTAATACATTTTGGCTTATATTTAGCAAATGTTTGTTTTTTTTGGCTATTATCTATACTCTTATTACTAATTAATTCAGTAATTTTTTTTTGCTTAATATCCTCATATTTGTTTTTTAATTTATAATATTTACCCACTTCATCATAATATGGTTCTAGTAAATCAGTGCTCATAGTATTATATTATAAAGTTAGTATATAATATAAATTTTTATTTTATTTAATTTTATTTACTATTATTTACTATTATTTACTATTATTTACTATTATTTAATTTTTTAATTTTTTAATTTTATTTATTTTTTAATTTTAAATAAAATTAAATAAACACTATGTTTTAAGAAAAGTAAACTGTTTTGTGTAATAAATTGGCTTCTGGGTGGTTACTATAATCGGGCAAATTTGTTATCATATTGTTTCTAATTTTTTGCTGTTGATCAAGATTTTGACGATTATAATAGACCAATTTAGACATTATATATTCTTTGTCTTTTAGTGTTTTTTCATAATAAGATTTATAATTATGCGGTCCTTTATAGCGACTATATAATAATATAGCTAAAATCAAACAGAAAATAGAAAACATTAATATATTATAAAATGTGTTGTAATTAGTTTGCTTATATTTATTACAACCCTTTAAAACTTCTTTAAAAAATAACTTGACACCATTATCTACTAATTTTGGATTAGTTCCATTATTTATTGAATGCGTGCTGTGTTTTGTTGAATTATATTGTAAATTAGTATAATCAAGTATATTAAAGTTCATTATACTAATATATTAATCACTTTTTATAATTTATTGTTATACTTATAATTTTATAATTTAATTATGTTTTAATTTATTTTAAATTATATTATAATATAATAATATGGCTAATACTAATGTTCCTATTCCTGGAAGCCCTTTAATATTTTTTTTTTTTATAACACTAGGGTATTTAATTTTTACTTTGTTTAGTATACAAAGTGCTAAGTCAATTGACTCCATTGATAAAGCCAAAGATGGTAGCATGTTAACTATTATATATGTATGTATATTAATAATTGGATCATATTTTATAAATACAACAGTATCTAAAGCACTTTGTAGTAGTCAAGCTGTTCGTTGGACTGATATATTATTGGCTACACTATTGCCTTGGATTATTATATTTTTTACTTTATTTATAGTTTTAAAAATATTTCCAGGCTGGGTAACACCTTTTTCTAATACTGTTGGATATCTAGTAATAAGTATTTTGGGAGTTGAAACCACATTAACAGCTATACTTAATAATAACACTAATGTTAATGGTGATTTAGCAAAAGCAATTGCAAATATTACACATAATAAATCCAACTTTATTAATCAAATAGATATTAATAAAACAACTTTTTTAAATTTTATTGATGAGTTAAAAAAGGTTGGTATTATAGACTTAAATAAGCCAGAAGACGAAGTAACACAACAAGGAGGAGGGCCTGCCCTAGATGCAATTGGACCACATATGGCTAAAGGTCTAGAAATACGAGAATCAGCAGCACGACAATCAGCAGCACAAGAAGCAGAATATAAAAGAGAAGAAGAAGCAGAAGCAGCAGCAGCGAGAGTAGCAGCGGGAGTAGCACCACCAGCATCTGGAGCAGCTTTCCAGAAAGCAGCGAGAGGAGCACCAGCAGAAGCAAAACCACCAGGAGATGATAATAAGCATATTGGGGAACATTATAGGACATCTCCTGGGAAGCATCGTAGGAGAGATGATAGGACATCTCCTGGGAAGCCTCGTGGGACACATCATAGGAAATTAGAACAACCGGCACCAGCAGCAGTAGAAGCATATGGAGCAGCAGCAGCAGCAGCAGCAGCAGCAGCAGAAGCAAAACCACCAGGAGATCATAGGAAATTAGAACAACCGGCACCAGCAGCACGGGCAGCAGAACAAGAAGCACAAGCTAAAAGAGATGAAAAAGCACAAGCACCACCAGCATCTGGAGCAGCTTTCGATAAAGCAGCGAGAGGAGCACCAGCAGAAGCAAAACCACCAGCAGAAGCAAAACTACCAGCAGAAGCAAAACCACCAGGAGATGATAATAAGCATATTGGGGAACATTATAGGACATCTCCTGGGAAGCATCGTAGGAGAGATGATAGGACATCTCCTGGGAAGCATCGTAGGAGAGATGATAGGACATCTCCTGGGAAGCCTCGTGGGACACATCATAGGAAATTAGAACAACCGGCACCAGCAGCAGTAGAAGCATATGGAGCAGCAGCAGCAGCAGCAGCAGCAGCAGCAGAAACAAATGTTGGTAAAGAAGTAAGAGCACAACTAAAACCAGAACTACAAGGAGATGATAGTAGGCCACCTCATACGATATTAGAACAAGGAGCACTAGATAAAGCAGTAGCATATAAACCAAGACAAGCAGAAAGATCAACAACAGAATTGCTAATGCCAGGAGCACCATCACTTCTAGCAGATGCAGGACAAAGAGATGAAAGACAAAGAGATGCAGCACAAGGAAAACCAGGACAAAGAGAAGCAGCACAAGGAGAAGCAGGGCAAGGAGAAGCAGCAGAACAAGATAATACTAAACCAGAAAACAACCCAGATATTCAAAACTTATATAAGCTCTTAGTTATTAAAAATGTTATTGGACAACTTACTTGGTATACACTAGCAGGTGTATTAGTTTGTTCCGTTAGTTATAATTATATCATTAATATGTCTTGTGAAAAATCATTAGAAGAAATTACAGCCGATTTAAACAATGCTGAAGCTGAAAGTCTTGAATATGCACAAGAGAGCGGCTAAAGAATACTAAAATATGCTAAATAGCAATTATTTAAGGAACGCTTTAAGCTACATATTTATTATAATTTACATAACATAATATACAAAAATATACAATTATTGCTAAAATAATAACCATTAACCATAGCGGTAATATTGTTTTATTTTTATAACCTATTCCAAACTCGCGTGGCTTTCCATTTTTATCAAACATTATTGTTGGTTTACTTGCTAATAGTATTGCAAATAATATTAAAAATATTATTAATGATACTAACATTATATTATTCACAATAAATTGTCTTAACATACTTAATATTATATATTATTTATAATATTAAATAATAAGTATTATATTTTTATAATTTTTTAACAAATTATGCTTTATGTTTTATTATTAAAATTTTAATCATAAAATTTTATCCGTCTAAATAAGTAACGTCTTGTCCTTAAATTGTTTTATAAAGGCTTTATCCAGCGTCTACATTAACTACATTAGTTGGAGTTCTTGAATTAGTAATAATTTGAGTTAATATTTCCTCATGTCGTCTTTCAAATCTAAGCCTTTCTCTTATACGCCTATCTCTCTCTGCTAAATAAGTTCGCATAATTAATTCTTCGCGTTCTGCTATTTGTGTTAATCTAGCACGATTGAAAAAATTAGCATGATTTGCTCTTTCTCGAGCAGCTGATGCCTTTATTCTTTGATTTTGCCATTTAGTTCGAGCATTGGTTACTGCTCTAGACAATGTTTTCCATTGAATATGTAAGCTAGCTATATTTGCTTGACGTGATTGTCTAGATGTGTGCCGATTACGAGATGTTCGATAAATAGTATGCCTTAATCCAACATTATTTCGATTTATAGTTTGATTTGTATTTTGATTTGTAGGTATTACTGGTATTGGAGCTCTACATAATGGACATCGAGCATTATAATCATTATCTATAACTGGTTTAATACATTTTGCGTGAAATTTATGTCCGCAAGGCAAAGTGCTTATTAGTCTGGGAAACAACATTTTAGCTAAACATATAGAACAAACATCGGCGTTTTTTGATTTGGCTAATGTGGTTTTAAATGATTCTTGTATTTTTTGCGCACTACTTTCTTTATGTAAGTTGTCTATTGTTTGTCTTTGCTTAATAGTTTTTCTTATATTATTTACAAATTGACTAGCAATAAGCTTTCGTTTTCGTGTAAAAGAATTACTTTTACTTTTACTTTTACTTTTACTTTTACTTTTTTTTCTTGTGCTTTTAAATAGCGAAGAAATAAAAGTGGTGGGGTTGGGCATTACTAACATAATAATATATAATATTTTGTGCTAAGTTATGTAAGTTATGTAAGTTATGTAAGTTATGTAAGTTATGCTAATTTAATATAATTTAGGATTAATAATATATTAGCATATATTATTAATTAGCCCATTATGAAGTATAATAACAAAATTGTTAAAAGTGATTTTTCGCAATTGTTTAAGCTTTTATATGTAAAAAAATTCTTTTTTACGCTAATTTTAATAAATTTGTTAATTCAAGTAGCTATTACTTATTACGTTCATATAAATTTTAACCGAGTTGAACTTACTAAAAATGACAAAGTTCGCCGACTACTTATTATTGGAGCGCATATATTAAGTTTTGTTTTTATAATTATTTTAGATGTTGTTCCTATGCCAAATTGGTTAAAATTTATACTATTTTCTCTCTTTTCGGTAACAATGGGAATAATTTTAGAAGACATAAAACCTTATGTTGATGAAGAGACCATTAGAACAGCATTTATAGGTTCTATTAGTATATTTGTTTTGTTGTTTTCGTTTGCTCTAGCTCTTATAGCAAGCGCTATAAAATTGCCTTATAAAATTGGTATTGGTCTATTTTTTGCCTTATTAGTTTTGTTAATTGGTAGCATAATTCAATATTTTATATATTTATCTTCTATACTTAAAAAGACGCTTCTTGGTTTTACATTATTGTTATTTTCTCTATATGTTGTATATACTACAAATATTATAGTTCAATGCGATTATGGTGGAGATTTTATAACAGCATCTATGGATTATTATTTAGAGCTATTTAATATTTGCGTGGCCCTATTATATGATATTAGCATGAAACTATTTTATAGTGTTAAAAATGGTCTTAAAAAGGATGTTAGCTAATAATATTATACTATTTGACGAGTATTGTCTCTAGTCTCTATAGTCTCTATATTGTCTATATTGTCTATATTGTCTATATTGTAAATAGACTTATAAGTAAGATATTTCTCATATGCTTTTATATAAAGACTTAATGCGTCATTATACATGTCGTGTGCTTCATCTCTTGATTCATTAGCTTTTGTTAATATTCGTCTTAAAACTACTTCAAGAGCAGGATTATTTGCAATGTCCTCATTAAGTTTAAGTACATAAGCAGACGAGTCATCCCACATAGCTTTTGTTCTATTCATATTTTCTTCGTAGTCATCAGATATAAGTTTAAGAAGTGTAAGAAATTTAATAAGTAATTCTGGTTTAAGTTTACTTGGGTCTAAACTTGTTAATGGAATGTGTCTTCTACACAACGAACACCTTAACTCAGTCTCACGAGTATTATTTACATATTTATATAAACATCTACTATGCAAAGTATGGCCGCATATTAATGTTGTTATTGGTTCTTGTAAGTCAATCTTTGATAAGCATATTGGACATTTATCAGATTTTTTAATAATAGTTATAGCTGAGTTTAATTTTGTTTTTAATTTTTGTGTTAGTGCTCTTGATTTATTAGAACGTTCTAATACTTTTGATTTATAACTATTAAGCTTACTAACAAATCGTGTAGCAATAAGGTTACGTTTTCGCGTAAAAGAATTGCTTCTACTTTTGCTTTTACTTCTACTTCTACTTTTACTTCTACTTTTACTTGGTAATATTAACTCTACTTTTCTTGTTTTTATATTATTAAATAGGGGCATATATTATATAATAAGATTTTATTGCATTGAATTATTGCATAGAAAGCGGAATATTGCCAAATGTTCTGTCACTTACAAGTGTGTTAACTCGCGTTCCAGTTCTATTAGGTTGAACGCGTCTACACGTAGGACATACATTATTTACTTTGAGCCATGCTTCTATGCACTCATTATGAAATTTATGGTTACAATTTAGTGTTTTTATATTTGAACTATTAAACATAGAACCCGTGCATATAGCACATATTCCATTAACTAAAGCCTTTCTAAATGTGCGTTGAAGTGTTTTTGCCGCGCGTTTTTTTCTAAATCTTGTATATGAATTTGACTTAGAACGTGACTTTGAACCTGACTTAGAATGTGACTTTGAGCCTGACTTTTTAGATGACACACTTTGAGGCATTTATATACAATCTAAATAATATATTATTTTGCTAATATATTATTTTGCTAATATATTATTTTGCTATTTTTGCTTTGCTATTTTTGCTTTGCTACGTCTTTTGCGTAGTGTTCTTCTTTTTTTACCTGGTGCTTGTGCTTGTGCTTGTGCTTGTGCTAGCGCAGGTATTTCTGCTGGTGCTTGTGTTTGTCTTCTTACAAACCCATTTTGTCTATATGGGAGCAATGGGACTGTTATACGAGCATGTAATGGAACATTCATTGCTCTTATAATTGAATCACATATGTATATTAAGTTGGCAGTTTCTTTTTCATTTATTGGTGGAAAATGATTGGTTAATAAATTTCTTAATAAGTTTATATCTTCAAAAAGATTGGGTAAACGTAAGACACCTGCTATAGTTCTATCAGGTATTGTTCTTAATATATCATCTTTTATAGCACTCATCGTGTTTGGATCTGGAGTTGTTCTTCTTAAAACAATTACAAATCTTATTAAATTATTATAAAAATTAGGAACGCGTGTTTCAAACTCATTATTATTTACCTTTGTTTGTACCCTAGTTCGTCTACTTTTCTGGATTCTGGATGCCGCATAATTTCGTAATACCTTATTTGTTACATCTCGATGTGACCCGTTATACATACTGGCTATGAGTACTTTTCTTTCTAAAAATCTATTGCCTGCTTTGTTGTTTAGCTTTAATGTCTTGCGACCTGTTTTACGCATTTATATATAAAAATATTATTTATAAGTATTCTATTTTTATATTGAAAATATTTAACTAATTAGTTATAATATTTGGTTCAAAATAATTCTTAGTGTTTACGACGACGACGATTTGTTTTGCCGCGTCTGCGATTTGTTTTGCCGCGTCTGCGATTTGTTTTGTATCTCATTCGATGGCCACCACTCCTCGGAGGGAATTGCATTGGAGACCGTGGGAATGCTGCATCGTACATAGCTTGCTTTTGTTTATTACTTAGGTCACTACGATGGTCAGTATTTTTTTTATGCCACATGATAACGTGTTCGGGCTATACGGTTCAGGTGCTTTTGCCGCTGCCTCTGCCGCTGCCTGTGCCTCCATACGCGCCTGCTCCGCTAAGTATTCATCATTAGCGTCGGTAGACATTTATATTATATACAAATATAATATTAAATTACTAAATATATATTACTAAAAAATTACTAAATATAAATGAAAACTAAAATATAAAATTACTAAATGTAATTTAGTATGAAAATAAAAAATTATGCGTTTCAATCATAATCTTCGTGGTTTCCATTCGCATAATCGTCATCACCATTATCATAATTGAAATCATCATCATCTGGAATGTTAGACATACTATATTCTTCGGCATCAATAGCGGCGTCGTTTTGCATTTGTTCTTCTAAATCTAAGTCGTATATTTCTTTGTTCATTGCTGTTACATTATTGTTGCGCTGTAATTTCCGTTCTTTTAGTGCTTGTTTTTCTAATGCTTCGCGTTCTTGGTCGTAGTTTTCTTTTACATATTGTGTTAACCCTTTTTGCATTCCTACATTCCATTTTTCTAATTTGTTATTTTTCAAAATATTTTCAATTTCGCGCTCTTCATCAGAGAGATTTTTCAAAAAGTCGGTTATTAATGTTTTCTCCTTTTCTTTTGCCATAACAATTTTCTCTTTTACTTTGGCATACCCATTGTTTATTAAATTATAATGTGTGTTCATTATATTTGAATAGCACATTATATAGTTTATGATGGTCTTCATAAACTCGTCTTTGTTGTAAGTGCTAGAGTCAATATTTTGCAGTTGTAACATAAACTCTTGATCTTCGCTAATATTTAACAGCTCGTTAAGTATATTATAAAAAATGTAATTATAAAAAAGGGTTATTAATTTGTCATCAAATATACTGTTTATTTGACTTAAAGCCGGCTTTTCTGGGTCAACCGATTTTAACAATGACTTATTATACAAAAATACTTTCATCATTTGCGTCAATAGTTTCAGCTTTTGTGCTACTAGTTTAAACGCTAGCGCTAATTCATGTTTATTAGTAAATGTATTTAATGATACATAATATTTTTGTATTATATTATAAATATCAGAAATATGGACTGTTGATAAATTCCAATGTTTGGGAATTGCGCCATAATTTACATTGCTATTAATAATTATTGATGGAAAAATGTATAATATATTGTTAATATAATTTTGATAAAAAGTAATATTTTCAACATCAATTGACAATGTTAGTGTTTGACTAAAACTGGCAAACTC